TACGGCAAAATTGAAAATCATGAGTACAAAAGTAGTTAAATTCTAATATGAGTCGAAGAAGATTATGGCGAGCATTAAACAGGCAGAAAGCAGTTTATCGGAGATCAGCGAAAGGAATCTTTATGAAAGCATTTGACAAAGAGATAACACCGCTGTATAACACGATAGAGCATGCTTCTGACATTCGGGATATTGAAGTACCGGAACTGGATGACCTTGCTATATTCGATGCTTACAGGAAACTATACATGTCCGTTTCGCTTGATTATGCGATGAGGGCCAGAAAGGGCAATAAAAAAATGGCAAAGAGTGAAGATGATATTTACGAAGACCTGATTACACAAGAGATACTATCATATATCTCAACTGATATGGGTTCGACTATTGTCGCGGTTGGTGATACGTCAAAAGTTCTTTTGCAGAAGCTATTAAAAGAACTGGTCCCGGAAATACTTGATTCAGGTGCCGGAGGAGGTGCGGCAACTACAATGCTAAGAGACAGGATAGCAAGTCAATGGCATGAGATGAAATACTACCGTACTGAAAGGATTGCACGTACAGAAGTTAACCGGGCGTCTAATTTTGGAAGCCTGAAAGGTATGCAAACGGTTGATGAGCAACAGGATAAAGTCTGGATAAGCTCATTTAGTCCTGAATCAAGAGATACACACATGGCAGCAGACGGGCAAACAGTTGATATAAACGAGCCATTTAATGTGGGTGGTGAAGACTTGATGTATCCGTGCGATCCGGCCGGCAGTGCCGGGAACACAGTAAATTGCTTATGCGATGTTTATTATAAAGTAAAAAAATAAGTTATGGGAAAAATAACATTAAAAAGTTATGAAGCAGAGATAAAAGACCTGGATACCTCGAAAGGAGTTGTGACTATTTATATCAATGCTTTCAATAATGAAGATTCAGATGGCGATATTTCACTTCCGGGATCATTTAAAAGAACATTTAAGAATAACGGCAAAACAATACAGCATTGGCTTAATCATGACCGGGACAAGCTTATTGGCGTGCCTGTCAAATTGTATGAAGATGAGGTAGGGGCTATCGCAGTAAGTCAATTAAATATCAATAAGCAGTTAGGTAAAGATGTATTTGAGGATTATAAGTTATTTGCCGAACATGGAAAGACTCTTCAACATTCAGTCAGGGTATTCCCGGTCAAATTTGAAGAGGAACGAACTGGTGATAACTTTATCAGAAGAGTATCGGAATGGAAATTAATAATGGAGTTTTCTACCGTGTATGGTTGGGGTGCTAATGAAAATACACCATTGATTGATATTAAAAGTATGGATGATCTGGAGATGATGATGAAGGGTAATTACAGCGATGAGAAAGCTTTGCTTATTGAACAAACATATGATAAATTAAAACAATTACTTAACGACTCGCCGGACACTCAGAAGACTGACCCGTCCGCACTCGACACAGCAAAATTATATTCATTAATTAAATTTTAGAAATGGCAAAAGAAGAAAAAACAGTTGAAGAAGTGGCAAAGGATATTAACACATCCATTGAAGGGCTTAAGTCTTCTATAAAAGATAAAGCCGATATGTCAGTTCTCGAGGAAAGACTTGAAGGAGTCACCTCAAAGCTGAATAAGTTGTTTGACAAAGACGGGAATACGGTTGTTCCTGAGCACGTTGAGAAACAACAGAAACAGCTTGATGAGATCGCAACGCAGCTAAAGCAGCTTGACGAGTTTCAAAAAGGAAAAGGTAAGAGTCGAATAGAACAAATATCAGAGCAGATAAAAAGCGAAAGCTTTAAAGAGCAGATAAAGACTAAAAGCGGCATGAGGCAGGGGATTGACCTTGAAATCAAGACAGCCGATATTGATACTGATGATATCAACTCAGGGACTATTGAGACACAAACTGAAACAGGTGTTTCTAAAGCTCCCTGGAGAAATACACCGTTGTGGGATAACATCAATAAAGGCGTAGTAGGTCAGGGCCGGGATTCTATTTCATGGTGGGAAGAAACAACCAGGACTGATTCAGCGGGGGCAATAGCAGAAAATGCAGCTCCGACCACCGGGTCAGCTAAAACCTGGACAAAGCAGTCTATGGATATCAAGATGATTAAGGACTTCACAAAAGTATCCCGGTCAGTTCTTGAGGATTTTGAGTATATAACATCTGAGGTTAATGACTTGATGACAAACGGAATCCCTCGTGAGAGAGAGGACCAGATATTGTCAGGATCAGGACTTACAATTTACCTGAAAGGTGTTGATGAGTATTACAAGACCTTTGCTTGTCCTGCTAACTTCAATAAAGTAGTAAGTGCAAATGAAGGTGACGTATTAGCAGCCGCCGTGTTACAAGTCATGAACGGTAATACCGGCGATACTAAAAAGAGAGGTTATATGCCGAGTATCATCGTATTAAATCCCGGTGATAGTACAAATATGAGAGAATTAAAGAATGCTAATGAATCTTATATCAGGCATCCTATGCTTTCCGCAAATGGCGACCTCTTTAGAGGCGTGAGAATTGTTGAAAGTCTGGATTTAGCAGCCGGACAATTTATTGTCGGTGATTTCAGTAGAGCTAAGGCTTATGTAAAAAGGAACATGAATATTTCATTTCACTATGAGAATGAAGATGATGTTCTTTCTGATAAAGTTCTTGTACTTGCAAGTATGCGTATTGCAGGATTAAAAATTACCGCTCCCGACACTTATGCATTTGTAGGAGGTACTTTCTCGGCCGGTAAAGCATTAATTGAAAAAGTAACAGGATAAGAAAGGAGGTATAAAATGAAAAGATTAATATTTTTATTATTTGCAATTGCACTATTTAGTGCGCACGCTTTTGCACAGTCAACAGCAAGAACAGCTTTATCACGTACTATAAGACCAAGTGTGTCTTATTTCGAGTATAATTGTACCGCAGCTGATACAATAGGAACGGGTCAGGATAGCTTGTTTTTTGAGATAACTACAAACAGACTATGTCCTATTAATGTAGCAGGCAGGATTGAAGTAACAAGAACAGGCTCAACTGATGATTACGAATATAAGCTTCAGGGCAAAATATTTGATAATGATAGCTGGCCGGCAGCTACGGGAACACCTATATCAGTTGATTCAACCAATTCAGCAACTGCATCAGCTAGTTTATATCAGGTCGATGTAGAAGTTGATGCAACACAGGCAGCTAGTGTAACCCCGTTTTACCGAGTGTGGAGGCTCGTCGTTGCGAGCGACGGCACGGTCGCAGCAGCTGATAAACTAACAGTTGACAAGGTTATATTTAAAAGCGACGGCACGGTCGCAGCAGCTGATAAACTAACAGTTGACAAGGTTATATTTAAAATTTGGGACAGATAGTACTAACAAGGGTGAGCAGGTTTGCGCTTGCTCCCCTTAATTTAAAATATTATGGAAAAATTTGTAAAAGTAAAGCTAAAAAACGGTAATGAGATTACCTGTATGAAAAGCGAGTTATCGGGATTACGCAAAGCAGGACTGATTAAAGAAGATAAACAATCAGGCGAAACTAAGGAATTTAAAGCTAAGGCCGAGACTAAAATAGCTAAGCCAAGAATTAAAGCTACGCTAAGGCCTGTAGATATAGGCGCTCATAGCATTAAAAAATAAACCATGGATACAAGGATAAAAACGGATACTACCAGCGACGTGTTGTTATCTGCCGAGGTTGTACAATTTATTAAATTTGAAGACACGGCAGAGCTGCCAGAGATGGAGTTAATAGATAACATGATCAGAGCTTGCAGGGTACATTTTGAAAAACGGCTCGGATTGTCATTTATTGAAAAGACCTACGAAACATTTTTTTCTTGCAGTGAGACACCGTTTATATTACCTGTATCACCTGTTATAGATGTCAGTAAGGTCGAGACAGTATCTTATGAGGGGACAAAAACAGAACTTGTATTAAACATTGATTATCGGAAATCAGGACTTTATGAAATAGAGATAACTCCCTCATTGGGAGGCTATTATGATTTATTAGTGACATATACAGCCGGATACGGTCATGATGATACTGAAGAGTTACCTTACGATCTTAGACAGGCTATGTTGAGACAAATAATTCAATGGTACGAAAACAGGGATGACTTTAGTGAGTTTAATATACTCCCCGGGATTGACAAAATAGCAAACAGGTATAGAAAACTATTTATATGAGCCGGTCAACAAAATATGACAAAAGGATAACTATTCAGCAGTCTCTCCCTTCATCGCAGACCAAAGGCGATACCGGGGGGCTGACAGATAACTGGACTACCTTATTTAGTTGCTGGGCTGATGTGACAGCCGCATCGAGATCAAAAAAACTTATGTATGGTGAGATTATATATAATGAATTTTATGAGGTAGAGATGCGCAAGAGATCGGAAAATATTAATGCTGATTGCCGGATAGTATTTAATAATAATAACTATCAAGTACTAAATATAACTATTACGGATGTTGTAGAAGTTGATATGATAAGATGATTTCGTTAACGATAAAAGATAATGCTTTTAAAGCTGATATGAAGCGATTCATGCAGAAAAGCGATAAGCAGTTTAAGCATGCTGTCAATGATTCAACTAATCAGTTAGTGAAGAGGGCAAAGCTTAATGTCCGTAATCAGACTATGAACTCAAAAACTAAAAGAGGGAATTTACAGAGGAGTATAACCCCCCAGATACAAAATAATGGACTTACAGGAGTTGTGACTAGCAAGGCATCGTATTCAAAAGCCTATGAAGATGGAACCAGGCCGCATGACATAAGGATAAAAAACAAAAGGGTTTTAGCGGGGCCATATCGGGGCCGGCCGGCAGGGTGGAAAGTAAACAAATCAAGCAGGTCAATGGGATTTGCAACATACGGCAAGAAAGTGCATCATCCCGGAACAAAGGCGCATCCCTTTATGAAGCCTGCATTTAGTTATGTAGTTAATTATTTTAACAAAAAGATAAAAGAGGCATTGAAATGATACCCAGGTTACCTACACAGAAAATACTGAAAGCATATTACAATCTGCTTAATGGTAGTATTATCTATAATGATAATGTAATTGTTGTAGGCACCCGCATACCCCGGAATCAGAATAATTACATATACCTGTATGTATCATCAATAAACGACATATCAACCGGTGATCAGGTAATTTATAATATAACTGTAACAATCGAGATAGTATCATTACAGGGAATAAATGAAGGAGATGAGACTATTGTAAATGAGTTAATGGATCAGGTGCTTTCGATTGTTGGCGATCCGGAAATGATAATAATGGATGATTTTGATTGTCTTATATCGCAGTTTAGGGATATGGAGAACACAGAGGAGCTATCAGAGTCAAACTATATAATATCAAAGAAAATTAATATGTTAAA